GGCAATGACCCCAGCAAAGCGCCGCAAAGTCCGCCTGCTCGCCAAGCGGGAGGCCGCTGCGAACGCCGCATCCGGGACTATGGCCGACGCCACCGGCTACGAACTGATGCTCGCCCAACTTGCCGGCCATCAGCGCCAGCTCAAGGAGCTCCAGTCCATCGAGCGCAAGATCGAGCTCAAGCGCCAGCTGCTGCCCGAGTACCTGCCCTACATCGAGGGCGTGCTCGAGGGCAAGGCCGGCGTCCAGGACGACGTGCTCATGACCCTCATGGTATGGGCCGTCGACACCGGCGAACTGGCGCTGGCGCTGCGCATCGGCGAGTACGCACTGGCCAACGGCCTGCAGACCCCAGACCGCTACGCCCGCGACACCGCCACCCTGCTGGCCGAGCTGTACGCCGACAAGGCGCTGGCCGGGCACGATGTGGACGTGGACGCCCTGATGGATGTCTGCGAGCTGACCAGCCCGCACGACATGCCGGACGAGGTTCGCGCCAAGGTGCACAAGGCCATCGGCCTCGGCCTCGAGCAGACCAGCCTGGAGAGCTCCCTCGAGCACATGCAGCGCGCCGTACAGCTGCACGACCGTGTCGGCGCCAAGAAGGACATCGAGCGCATCGAGCGCGCGATCAAGAACCGGGGCAAGAACACCCCGTAAACCGTGTTCCCACCGCCGGCTGGGGCGGCGCGCAGGTGGAGGCATCATTGCCGACATCCGCGTGTCGTCGCCAGCCCCTATTTTGAGCGACGGACGTGACCACCTTCATCCCGACCACACCGCCAGAGACAGACCCGGCCCAGGACAGCGTCCCCAACCTGCCCTTCTGGCCGTCGCTATCGCTCGCTGCATTCCGGGAAGGCTACCGGGTCGACACCGTCGTCACAGCCGCCGAGGCACGGCAGGCGATCGCCACCGCCGCCCGCCGGGTGAATGCCGAGCTGGCCGATTGGCAGGCGCTGCAGGCCGCCGCCGGCTATGCCACCCTGGCCGATGTCGAGGCACCGCTCTACGGCGAACAGAGCGAGCACGTCGCCAACTACCTTGGCGCCGTCTACCACCGCGCCAAGGCCCTGGTGATACAGGACTACCGCGACACCGACACCACCAAGAGCGGCCACGACCGCGCCGACGACATGACAGGGCAGGCCGATATCGCCATGGCCCGCAGCCGTAGCGCCGTGCGCGCCATCCTCGGCCAGCCGCGCGCCACCGTGGAGCTCATCTGATGGCCGTCACCGTCCTCAGCCAGCAGGGCGACACCGTCGACCTCATCTGCCACCGCCACTACGGCTACACCGCCGGGATCACCGAGCAGGTGCTCGACCTCAACCCCGGGCTGGCGGCTCGCGGCCCGGTGCTGCCCGCCGGCGTCACCATCACCCTGCCAGATACCCCAACCAGGGCGGCAGCCGGCAACACCGTAAACCTGTGGGACTGAGCATCATGGAAGAAGAACAGAAGACCAGGGGAATCGAGCGTCACCTGCAGACCGTCATGGCCGGTATCGCCACCGTGTTGTTGGTCTGGGTCGGCTCATCCGTCAGCGACAGCGGCAAAGAGATCGTCCGCCTGCAGGAGCAGGTCGCCGCCCTCTCCCAGCGCCTCGAGAGCGTCGCCGGCCTGCCAGACAGGGTTGCGCGCCTCGAGGTCCGCATCAGCCAACTCGAAGGGCACAGATAATGAGCGATAGCCAGCTGCAACGCCGCATCATCAACGGCATCATCGACCGCGAAGGCGGGTACGTTAACGACCCGAACGACAGCGGTGGCGAGACCAACTGGGGCATCACCGTCGCCGTCGCCAGTGACTACGGCTACGAAGGCGAAATGCGCGACCTGCCGCGCGAGCTCGCCTACGCCATCTACGCAGAGCGCTACTGGCACGCCCTGCACCTCGACGACATCGAGCGCCTCTCGCCGGCGCTGGCCAACGAGCTTGCCGACACCGGTGTCAACATGGGCATCGAGCGCGCTGGCATCTTCCTGCAGCGCGCCCTCAACGTCCTAAACGACCGCGGCAACCTCTACCCCGACATCACCGTCGACGGCAAGGTAGGGCGCCGCACCATCAGCGCCCTGCTCGCCTTTCTGCACATCCGCAAGCAGGACGGCCACACCGTCCTGCTGCGTGCGCTCAACGCCCTGCAGGGCGCCTTCTACATCGACCTGGCCGAGCGCCGGGTGAAAGACGAGCGTTACGTGTTCGGATGGCTCTTACACCGCGTCATCATCTGAAGCACCCACAAAGGAGAAGCACCCCATGAAACTGATCCACCGCATCGCCGCCATCGTGATTGCCGCCGCCATGCCACCGGCTACGCCGTCAACGCCGCCAGCCTGGCGCGCGCCGGCGCAGAACTGCACCTCACCTACGACGCCGTCACCGCCGTGATCGCCACCCGGCTCGACAGCTACAGCGCCGAAGAGCGGCAGCAGCTGCACCAGGTGCACGACACCATCACCGCCCTGCGCAGCGCCGTGCAGCGATTCGACGCCGGCAGCACCACCGCCGTGCTCTCCGCCGAAGAGGTCAGCAACCTCTACCGGCAGGCCCGCTCCGCCTACCTCGGCGCCAGGGGAGTGATCGCCCCGCGCATGGACGGCATGCAACCCGGCGAACGCGCCGCCCTGCAGCGCTTCGACGACCAGGCGCACGCCCTCGACGCCGCCGTCGAGGCCCTGCTCAAAACCCCCGACGGCCGCGACATCAGCGACACCGTCGACCGCGTGATCGGCATCGCCGCCGGCGGTGTGCGCCTGGCCCTCAGCGCCGGCGTCATCTGACGTGGCCTTCGTCGGCCAACTGGTCGTGCGCGTTCCCCTCGACGATCGAGGGGAACGCACCCTCGCCCTGCCGCTGATCTACGTCACCGCCGATGGAGACCCCATCACCGTACCGGCAGGGGCCCGCACCGACTACGCCAGCGTCCCGCGCCTCCTGCACGCCATCCTCCCGCCCACCGGCCGCTACACCTACCCGGCCGTGGTGCACGACCACCTCTACCGTGCCGGCAACGTCAGCCGCGCGCATGCCGACCGGATCTTCCTCGAGGCGATGCGCGAGGTCCGCGTGAGCCTGCTGCAGCGCTGGGTCATGTGGGCAGGGGTACGGGTAGGCGGCTGGGTTCCGTGGCGCCGGTACCGCCACAGGAGCCAAAGCGGGAGCCATCTCCGTGCATAAACTCGCCGCCCTGCGCCAGCACCTCATCGCATCGCCACTGCAGATCAGGGAGAGCAACCTGGACATCTACGCCACCAGCGGGGGGATCCGCTCCGCCAACGGCGATCACAACCAGGACTTCGAGCTGCAGTACACCGCCCACATCCTGCTGCGCAACCACCCCGGCGATCCGGACGCGCTGGCCTACCTCATCCTTCGCTGGCTCGAGCAGCACCAGCCCGATCACGCCGACAAACCCATCGAATGGGAAGCCGACCTGCTCGACCACCGCAGCGCCGATATCTATCTCGCCATCCCGCTCAGCGAAACCGTCAACCCGGTACCGGTCGACGGCGGCATCGAGCTGCGCCACCTGGACGATCCCACCATCGACCCGGCGTACCTCAGCGCAGCCGAATGGTCGCTCTACATTCGCAACGAGGGAGACGAAGAGCTCGTTGCTGAGTGGTTAGAGGGAGGATGATCCGGGAAGAGCTGCAGGTGGTCGAGGACTGGGCGCGCCCGCTCATCGATCGCCTGCGCCCGGTCGAGCGCCGCCGCCTGCTGCTCGAGCTCGCCCGCGGCCTGCGTCGGCGCCAGAGCCAGCGCATCGCCGCCCAGAGAGACCCGGACGGCAGGCCCTACGAAAAGCGCAAGCCGCGCAGCGGGCGCAAAGAGCCGCGCCGCGGCCCCATGTTCCGCCGCCTGCGCCAGGCCAGGCACCTGCGCGCCATCGCCGACCAGAACGCCGCCCGGGTCGGCTACAGCGGCCGCACCGCCCGCATCGCCCGCATCCACCAGGAAGGACTCAGCGAGCGCATCACCCCAGGCGGCCCCCTCGTCCAGTACCCTCAGCGCCGCCTCATCGGGTGGAGCGACGACGACCGGCAGTGGGTGCTCGATGAAGCGCGGGAGCACCTCGCCGCGCGCACCTGATTGCCGTTGTAATTGCCCGTTTCACAACCCGCCCGCCTTGGGGCGTTCGCCCAGCCGCGATCACAATCAGCCCATGAATGCCCAAGAACGCCAAATCCTCTCCGACATGGCCCGCAAGCTCGAAAACCTGATCACCCTCGGCACCGTCGCCGAGCTGGATCATCCGGGCAGGCGCCTGCGCGTACAAAGCGGCGAGCTGCTCACCGACTGGCTGCCGTGGCCCGCCGAGC